CGTAACTATCCAAATAGGCGGACGCGCCAAGAATGGCAATATCCCCTTGGTGACTTTGATACAGAAAAACGCCGGCGGTGCTTTCTTTGATTTGGCTGGCTTGCGTAACAGCGGGTCACAATTTGTTCAGGACTTAGACAGCCGATTCGGCAAAGCCCAGCGCGGTATGTGGCGAGCCCGTTCCTACATTTACGGCCAAGCAACTAAAGACATTCTCGATGCTATTCAAGAAGTCATGAAGTCCGTAAACAGAAACCTGGTTAAGTAATGGCTGTATTCATCCCCATCATCTCTGAATTTGATTCCAAAGGAATCGACAAAGCCAAAAAAGAATTTGCAAGTCTCGAGGGTGCTGGCGCTAAAGCCCAGTTCGCTATTAAGAAAGCAGCCGTACCTGCAGCTGCTGCTATTGCTGGTTTAGGTGCTGCACTGTTCAGCGCCACTCAAGACGCCATTGCTGATGATGCTGCACAGGCAAAACTTGCACTGACAATGCGTAACACCACTGGCGCTACTGATGAGCAGATTAAAGCCACTGAGGATTGGATTAGTCAGCAAGGTAAAGCGCTAGGCATCACTGATGATGAGCTACGGCCAGCCCTTGGTCGTTTAATGTCTCAAACGCATGACGTGACAAAGGCCCAGGAGCTTATGTCTATTGCCATGGACGTGGCTCAGGGCACTGGGAAAAGTTTAAGCACAGTCACGGAAGCCATGGCCAAGGCGGCGGCGGGTTCCACCATTGCTCTTGGCAAGTTGTCGCCAGAGTTAAAGCAAATGGAAAAGGACGGAGCATCAGCCGATGAAATGATGGCCGCACTAGCAGGTACTTTCCAAGACCAGGCAAGCATCGCTGCCGGCACAGCACAAGGGCAATTTCAACGTTTAGGTGTTGCCTTAGCTGAAACCAAGGAAAGTATCGGCGCTGCACTGTTGCCAGCCATCGAAGCTGTACTTCCGTACTTAACCAAAATGGGTGACTGGGCAGCGGAACACCCAGAGATTCTTTTAGGCATCGGCATTGCTATTGCCACTATTGCTGCAGCCATTGTTGCTGTAAACGTTGCTATGGCGTTAAACCCATTCAGCCTTATTGCTATTGCTGTAGTTGGTCTTGGCGCGTTACTGGTCACGGCCTACAAGAAATTTGAGCCGTTCAAAACTGTTGTCGATGCTGTCTTTGGTGGCATTGAGTTTTGGATTACCGAAGTAACTATCCCTGCATTTAGAACCATGTACACAGTTGCTAAAACAATCTTTAACGGCATAGCGCGCATTTGGAATAACACATTTGGCAAATTGTCTTTTAGTGTTCCTGACTGGGTGCCTGGTATCGGTGGTAAAGGTTTTGATGTTCCTAACATTCCTATGCTGGCAGAGGGCGGGATTGTAAATTCTCCAACGCTGGCCCTTATAGGCGAGTCCGGGCCCGAAGCAGTAATCCCCTTGTCAAAGATGGGTCAGATGGGTGGCGGTATGAACATCACAGTGAACGCTGGACTTGTTAGCACTCCCGACCAAATCGGAATGGAAATCATCGCCGCTATTCAGAAGGCCCAGCGCCGCAGCGGAACGGTTTTTGCGCCCGCATGAGTGTTCCTACAATGCAGGTGCTGGTGGGCTTTCAATCCACCACTGGCTTTGGTACGCCGTTCATGCTTGACGATGCTTTTTATGGTGTCCTTGACACTGCAGGCCGCGGCACGTTAGGCGGTCTCACCTTTGTAGATTTGACCAGCCTTGTTCAATCTGTGAACATTAACCGTGGACGCTCACGCCAGTTAGACCAATTTAACGCCGGCACAGCCAGTATTGCTTTTTACAACGAAAGCCAAATACTTAACCCAAGCAATACGTCAAGCCCTTACTATCCGTTTGTGTTGCCTAGATGCCCAGTGCAAATACTCGCTAATGGCATACCCATTTACACAGGTTTAATTACTGACTGGAATCTTGATTACGACATTGCTAACCAAGACATGATGTACGCGTCATGCTCTGACCAGTTCACAGTGCTCGCTAACCAGCAACTCAACGCCGTAGCGACAACAGTGCAGGCCACAGGTGCGCGCATTAACACTGTGCTTGACTTGCCAGAGATTAACTACCAAGGCGCTCGAGCCATTGACACTGGCAGTTCTACCCTTGGCGCTTTCAATATTGCCCAGGACGAAAACTGCCTTAACTATTTGCAGCTGGTAAACACCAGCGAGCAGGGCTATCTGTTCATGAGCGCCAACGGCACCCTGACTTTTAAGAGTAGGTCAAGCGTTCTCAACCCAGTAGCTGGGGCCACGTTTAATACTGACGGCACAGGTATCAGGTACCAGAGTCTCGTCAATCAGTTTGGCGACGAGCTGCTTTATAATTTCATAACAACAAAATCTGATGCCGGCTCATTACAGACAACCAGTGACGTTAACAGCATTGCGCTATATCAGGCGCAACAGTACTCGCTAACCAATCTGCTCAACAGCACTGTGGCCGAGGTGGCTGGCCTGGGTAACTATCTTTTGGGCAAATACAAAAACCCAGTGCTTAGGTTCACAGGGCTATCTACCGAAATGTCAGCCCTATCGGCCACTGACCAAAACATTGTGCTGAACCTTGACATGACCAGCATCTGCACAGTGGTTAAAAACTTTGTTGTAGGCACCCCAGCCACTGAGACACAGACCCTTATTGTGTCGGGCATCAGCCACAACATTACACCCGGCAGCCATATTGTCTCGTTTGTTTACGAGTCCACAGACGCCAACCAGTATTTCACGCTTGGGGACGACATATTCGGTACTCTTAGCACTACTAATCTTTTAAGTTTCTGATAGGAGACACAACATGGCACTTTCACCTAACGACCTGTTCACATCGGGCCAAATTTTAACGGCTCAGGAATGTAACAATTTTGGTTTCAGCACTGTTGGGTTGGCAGCAAGTACAACCCTTAACATGGCAGGAGTTACAACGGTAGTAGACCTGACGGGAATGTCAGTCACTTTTACGGCTATTGCAAACAGAAACTACAAAATATCAGGGTACACCTATATCGTTCCGACGGTATCGAACGTTACTGCCTATATGAAAATTAAACAAGGTGCAACAGTTTTGCAAACTTGTATCGCAGAGGTAGGTACCGCAACTGTTGGCAGCACCGTGTCAGCATTTGTAGTCAAAACTTTTACGGCTGGTTCGGTCACGTTGAAATTAACTGGCGAACTTGGTGCTGGTGGTGGCTCACTTACTTTCTTTGCTGACGGCACCTTGCCAACAACATTGCTAGTAGAAGATATCGGCCCTGCATAATGCGTAAAAGCTTAATTCTATTGGTCTTTTTAGGCTCGCTCACTGCTTGCGCAGACCGTGAACGCCTCAACTGCCCACCAACCAAAAACAAAGCCCTACGCGGAGTAACCGAAACAATCACCCCAACAACACCAGCCCCTGCCTATGGCACAGGCGGAAAGTGCGTATGAAACCAGACAACAGACACACAAACGAAGAAATAAAAGCACGACTCATTTTTGTTGTAGCCATCGGTTTAACACTTGCCTTTCTTGCTTCCATCTTGGCATTGCTCTACGGATTGCTATTCGTGACACAGCCTCTTGAAGTCTCGCCCAATGATGACGCTGCATGGTCTGTACTGTCACCAATGCTTGCCACCCTTACTGGCGGTCTGTTGGGCGTCTTGGCTGGTAATGGTTTGAAGAATGGCCCTAAAGAGCCACCAGCACCATGACCGCACGCAAATACCCTTTCTACCCTTCGTGGGATGGTGGCTCAACATTACCAATTACCAAGAAATTCTACGATTTGTGCAATCGTCGCTGGGGATTCACCAATCTTGGTATGTACGTCAATCGCCCTATGCGCGGGTCTAAAAACCTGAGTGTTCATGCCAGTGGCTATGCGGTTGATATGGGTTTTCCGCCTACTCGAGAGGGCAGAGCCAAAGCCAAAGAGGCATGGACATGGCTAGTAGAAAACTCAGAAATTCTCCTGCTGGCCGAGCTGCATGACTACAGTTTCCGCAACCCTGCACAGCCCGAAACGGACAAAACCGCCTGGGGCCGTGGCTATCGCTGCAGTCGTGGCCCAGGCGTTAAGGGCATTAAGTTGTTTAGTGCATCTGATAATGCCGGAACACCAGGTGGGGCTTGGCTGCACGCTGAAATCTCCAACGAGTGGGACGACAAAGGCGGCGCTGCAGAGTTTGAAAAAGCATGGCGCGCACTGCCTAAACCATAAGGATTCCCAGACACTGTTTGAGCGGTGCTGGGGCTAGGTGGGGGGCAGTAGTTTTGTTTCCATTGGACGAAATCCCCCACCGACTTCGCAAATTGTGTATAGTAAATCCAAGCCACTCAAATGGCTCGAACAAAGGAAACCACATGATTGACCACAAAGGCCATGTATTAACTAACCGCTTTGCTGGTGTTTATTGCGACACTTGCGAAAGAGCAGTAGAACACGACCCAACCAGATGCGACAACTGTGCCGGCACTGGTAGCCGTGAGCGTTGGACTAACGCCTACCACGGGCGCGGTAAGCCCTACAAATGTGGCAAGTGCAAAGGCACTGGAATTGCTACGCCAACACCATGCAATGACTGCGAACAGCCCGCAGGAATACGCAGCTGCAAATACACACAAAATGTTCCCGCTGCCTATTGCGCAAATTGCTACGAAATCAGGTTAGACAATGACAAAACTAACTAACGGCTACGAGCCCGCCTTCGACTTCACAGTGGACATGGCCTACGGCAAAGCTGGCGAAGCCGAGCTAGTCGAATTCTTTAACGCTGTACAAGGCGCTCAGATTGAAGTCAAATCAGACAGGTATCGCAATGGCAACATGGCCGTTGAAACCCAGCAGAACCCCGCAGGGCGGGGCTGGCAGGATTCTGGCATTAACGTGACCACAGCAGAATGGTGGGCTTACCGTTTTGCCCCTGGTGCCTTTACTTTGGTGTCAGTACCCAGGCTTAAAAAGTATTTACGCATGAACCGCGACTTGCTACAAAAGAGGGATTTTGCTAAAGGCTCAGATAATCCCTCTCGAGGCTTTGTGCTGATGCCTGACCAAGTGCAGGATTTAATGACTAGTGACTGGTACGACCAATGACCGATACCCAATTTATCTACAGTTTCATTATGGGATGGGTCAGTTGCTGGCTGTGGCTCAAAATGATGGCGAACCGACCATGACCGAAAAACCTGCCCACTGGGGCTATACCGTTCTAAGGTCTAAAGACAAATTAACCATGGTTCAAATCTTTACAGATTTATCCACAGGCCTGATTGAATACACCCAAATTTGCCAACGCGCGCAAAATTGGCATTCATGGGGGCCGCCAACAGAATTGGAAAAGTGCTGAAACTCATCATGGCTCTCATGCTTACCACCGCTCTATTAACGCCAGCGCCCGCAAGTGCAACTGCTAACTCATGCCCTCAATGGGAACCGCTACTAGCACGGCATTTCCCAGCCAAAGCTGTGCCGGTTATGTCTCGAATTGCCTACAGGGAAAGTCGCTGCACCGAGCGTGCACTATCCCCAGTGCGCAAATCCACGGGACGCCCAGATGTGGGACTGCTACAGATTCAAGGGTCGTGGGCTACTGTGACACGGGCTGTCTGTAAGAAACAGGACGTAGTCAAGGCACTGCTCAATGCAGAGTGCAATGTCAAGGTGGCTGGCTACCTATATCGCAACGGTGGCCTTGGTCACTGGCGAGCAACATCAGGAAAATAACAAAGGAAAAACAATGGAAACATCACTAGGCGAACTAATCGCCAAACTTACAAACCTCAGCCATAACTTGGCATTAGAGCTTCGATTTAAAGAATCAAGCCTGGTGTTAGAAGCTGTGGGTGCGCTGCATTCAATCCCAACATTGGCCGAAAAGGTGCGGGAGTCTTGGCACCCATCACTTAACACCAGTGGCCCATCTAAAGGCTTTAACTATTTGAGCACAGTTAAGTTGGCAGAAGATGAGTGACTACACCCACAATGA